AGTAGGTATATTCTGCCTCTTTATCTCTTGACGGCCTTTCTTACGAATACACATAGTACTTCCTTGCAACCATTCATTAAGCCATTGTATCATCTTCTGTCCTTTGAACTCATCTATTACTGCTAAGTCATATAGACCATCCTCATAGAAATCATAAAATTCTTCACCAGGGGGTATATGATATATCCTAAGGTACCTCTCCAAGGTTTCTATTAAAGTTGTCTTCCCCATATTCTTAGGTCCATATATAAATAGCTGAGGCTGTTTAAAAGCTCTTTGTACTTTTATGTTCTCATTAAGCCATTGTCCTATCTCATAATCTGCTCCTTGCAAATTCTCTGTACTTATACCATACCAAGGGAGCTTCTCAGTCTTATCATCCATCTTCAAGAAAGATGCATAGTCTTGGAGCTTCTTCAAATGCTGTATTACTAGTCCTTGGTCCAACGTACGTATGCTTCCTCCTTTCTGTAAATGGTCCGCTGCAGTAGCAAATACTCCTGTTCTACCTTGCTTCATAAATTCTGTTACATCTATACCTTCAGAAATATAATCACCATCCTTAATGCAATATTGTACTACCTTCTTGAGGTTTCTTACCGACTGATAGTTACCATGCTTACCTGCTATCTGGTCAAAGAAATCTGCTTTCCTAGTTGTAAACTTATTCCATGCTTGTATTACTACATGCAAGTGAGGATTACCATCCTTATGCTTCTCAGCACCTACTATTATGAATTTCCAAAGCTCTGACTGGCCCTCGTATTTCAAATCCTTCAGATTCTGAAATACTTTTTCCTTGCTCGTCTCGCATTGGGGAAACGTCAGATATAGGTTTTTTCCTTGCAGTCTAAAACCATTCTTCCTTCTCTTACGGTCATTAAAGCTTGTCGTGGATGAGGTACCCTCCCCACTTAATAGCTTTCTTAAGTCACCACATCCTTCTGCAGCTTTTTTAAGCTTCTCACTAGGATGGGTTCTCTTACGTTTCTTCGGAACGTCTGGTTTCTTGTCCTCGTCTAGTACTTCCTTATCTTTTTTTTCTGTCATAGTGCTGGGTATGCTGGGTATGCTGGGTATGCTGTTAGTAAGGTGTTGTTTGTTTTTGTTAGTTTTGTGAAACTAAAAAACAGTGGGCTCTGGGGCTCTGGGCGCTCTAGTAATATTAAGAGCGCCGTAAACTACCGGAGCCATTCGGAACCAGCCTGTCACTTGTCAATCTCCATGACAAGTCCCGTGAAGCATGTGCGTCACGTGAGTATTTTCCGCTTCCGGAACAATTAATTCCGGATATTAATCAGATTAAATTAAGCCTATGGAATGTGCCATAATTCCGCTTCCGAATATTTGGTTGTTATGTGAAGTTCTACGAAAATATTTAAAACTTGGACTACCACTTTGCTTGCGTATACTTTCTTTTTGCAAAAGAACGCACACACAAAGAACAAACTGGATATAGAAATCACTTTAGATCAGTGGGAAGATTACTTAAACTCTTTAGGTATCGATAAAGATAGCGTAGTACCTGAACTCAAAATAGCTTACGTAGGCTTATTCCAGAATAGTGAAGTAAACGGTAAAAAGCAAAACATATATAGATTTAGAATATATACCGATTATGAAGAGAAGGAGAATGGCGAAAAGGACTGGTGCGGGACCGGGGTACCAAAGAGTATATCAACGAAACGTTCAAAGAAATCAAGCAGCCCGGATTCTACAAGGGGCAATTCGGCAACGGCAACTAGCTGCAAGAGTAATTCCCAATAATATCCCTTTAGGTACCTTCAGAAGAGGTTCTAGATTTCCAAGGGCGGAGGCAAAGGCTGTTGACATACCATTCGTTAATGCAGCTATAATAGATACTTTGAACACGAACGGTTTTATGGATCTCTTAAATCCAATTCAACTAGGGACAGCATCTCATCAGAGAATAGGAAACGTGGTTCAAGGTAAAGGTTTAAGGGTAAAGCTTGCTTTACAATACCAATATGGAAGGGCAGCTGCCAACGGAAATCTAAATGCTAATAGATTAAGAGTTATTATATTAGTATGGAAGCAAACTGGACAAGCAGGTACCTTCCCCAATTTCAATGGATTTTTTGGTGCTACAGACCAAACAGGTGCTACTACTACATCAATGAAATCAGCACTATTTTTCAACAGGATAAATGAGTTCACAATACTAAGAGACTGGAATATAGAATTTACACCTAGTTCTGGTGACTTACCAGTCGCTAATCAGTTGGCAATACAACAAATCACGATAGATGATTATATTAAACTTGGAGGACTAGAAATGAGATATATTAACACCGCTAATCCAATAACAGTAGCGAATTGTAGCAGCAACGCATTATTCATGATAATGCGATCAGGGCAAAATACAGCCGACACGTCAATTTCGATTAGTCAAATAAGCACATGTAGGTTTACATATTATGATAGTTGAAGGTGCCTTAGGGTTTTTTACGTGCAGGTGCTACGCTTCGCTTTCGCACCTGCGTCCTGCGGACAGCCTTCGGTAAGGCTATACACATCGGGTGGTTTTTAATAGGGACCTGGGCAGGCACGGCCGCCGCCGTGCGCCCAGTTTTACGCATTTTACTTATACAAATTTTTTTACTAATAATAAAAAATTAAACGCATAAATTTTTTATTGAGAATACTTCTAAGATGTTGTTTCCTATACCATCTTAACTTCTTTATCATAACTGAATGGTTGAGTCAGGTTCTCATTAGCTTCTCAGCACTTGTATCATCTTCTGCTATACCAGTTTCTACTAATATTTGTCTACCTTCATCAAATATCTGGTCAGTAGTCATAGCACGTGCTGGGCTTCCTGGTAGATTCTGGGGAGCATTCCTAGCATCTGGGCTTCCTGGGAGCTGGGTCAAATCTGGGTCAGCGGCAGGTGCTGGGCTTCCTGGTATTTCCTCGGTAGATACCTCGGTATCGTTAAAGTCAACGTTAATAAACGATTCTACTTGGATCATAGTCAAACGCGTTTCTAAGGTATCAAGCCTATTCTCTAGTAAAGCACTATAACAGCCCTTCAATGGAAAGTTACTAAGCATGATAGTAGGTATATTCTGCCTCTTTATCTCTTGACGGCCTTTCTTACGAATACACATAGTACTTCCTTGCAACCATTCATTAAGCCATTGTATCATCTTCTG